TTGAACGAATGTGCAATATCATGGCAAAGGACGAGAAAACGTTCCTGGGCCAGTCACCCGAAGACTACAAGGGCTACCATATCGCAGACTTCGACGATGAAACGGGCAGATTCGACAGCGTAGAGCCGGAAAAAGTATGGGAGGGCAAGCCGCATGAATAAGCGATACGAGGAGGGGCGAAAGCCCTTCTTTTCAAATTCGGGCGAAAAACTGCGCAAGCAATACGTCTGGGGAAAAGACGAGAAAGGCAACCAAAAGTTGATTGAAACCGAACCAATCGACATTCAGGGCGAAATTGAAAGCTATGCAGATGAATGCGACATCAAAAACATTGTCCGCAAAGCAAGTTTCGACCCGGAGTTTGCCAAAAGTCTAGTAGACAGCGCAAAAACAGACGAAGTCATGGATATCACCGAATGGCCGACAAACATTCACGAGTATCACGCCATGATGGCAACGGCGCAAGCCAATGCAATGGAACTGCAGAGGATGCAGAAAAAGGCCGCAGAAGAGACAAAGAAACAGGAGGAAAACAATGAACCGGAATAATGAGAGACACTTCAACCAGGTACCGGAAACGCACGTGAGCAGAACGCGCTTTACCCGAGATCAAAACATTCTCACGACTTTCGATGCAGGCAAGCTGATTCCGTTCTATGTAGACGAAGTACTGCCGGGCGATACTTTCAGCGTGAACACAGCGGCAATTATCCGAATGACCACACCAAAATACCCGGTAATGGACGATGCATACATCGATTTCTATTATTTCTTCTGTCCAAACAGAATACTGTGGGATAACTTCAAGAAATTCATGGGTGAAGCAGACGAAGAACCATGGATGCCTGCAAAAACGTACAGTGTACCAAAAATCAAAATTGTGGGAAATCCAAGCGCAGAAAACCAGCCAGATGCATACAAAGGGCCAAAAACACAAAGCATCCTGGACTACATGGGAGTGCCGACACACCTAAACGAAAAAGAGAGCAAAAACGATATTGAAATCAATGCACTACCGGTAAGAGCATATATCAAAATCTGGAACGAATTCTTCAGAGACCAAAATACAGACAATCCGGCATGGTATCAAAAAGGAGATGAGGGAGTAAAATATTTCGACAGAGGAGACAACGGATACGTAAATGAACAAGCCGGAAAAGAATACATAGACGCATACACAGGCGGGCCATGTCTGCCGGTCTCGAAATTCCACGATTATTTCACAAGCTGTCTGCCGTATCCTCAGCGCGGGCCGGAAGTCACAATTGCACTGACGGGGAATGCACCTGTAACAACGTTCACAAGCGAAAAACTGACAGAAGAACTGCATCATGAATACGGGACAAACTTCAATGCAACAAGCATGCCTACACCGGGAGAAGATATTCCGTCAATGGCATTCAATGACGGAGTAAAAAACGGATATCTCGGGGCAAACCTCAGCAACATTGAAGCCGCAACCGTCAACCAGCTCCGGCAAGCCTTTGCAGTGCAACACTACTACGAAGCGATGGCAAGAGGCGGTAGCAGATACCGTGAGCAAGTAAGGGCACTATTCGGCGTAAGCATCAGCGACAAAACTGTACAGGTGCCGGAGTATCTGGGTGGTGGACGCTATCACGTGAACATCAATCAGATCGTGCAGACCAGCGGACAGCAGGCAGATAACGATACGCCCATAGGTGAAACCGGTGCAATGTCCGTAACACCTATCAACGAAAGCAGTTTCACAAAATCTTTTGAGGAACACGGCTTTATCATAGGTGTACTATGCGTAAGACACGACAGAAGCTATCAGCAGGGCCTTGAACGATTCTGGAGCAGAAGCGACCGTCTCGACTACTATTTCCCTCAGTTCGCAAATCTGGGCGAACAGCCTGTCAAGAAAAAAGAAATCATGCTCACCGGTACAGCAACGGACGATGAAACATTCGGCTATCAGGAAGCATGGGCAGACTACCGTATGAAACCGAACAGAATCAGCGGAAAAATGCGGAGTAATGCGGAAGGCACGCTGGACTACTGGCACTATGCGGACAACTACGAAACCGTGCCGACACTGAGCCAAGAGTGGATGAACGAGGGCAAAACCGAAATTGCACGAACTTTGATTGTTCAGAACGAACCCCAGTTCTTCGGAGCAATCCGAGTAATGAACAAAACCACTCGTTGTATGCCGCTGTACAGTGTACCGGGCCTGGAAAAACTGTAAAGAAAGGAGGAAGCCCGGAGAAATCCGGGCTGTTTTATAATGGCAGGATTAGGAGCAATGCTATCAAGCGCAGGCACGTGGCTTGCAAGTCATCCAGAAGTCGTAACCACAGGAATGTCACTGATCGGCAAAGGGCTATCAAGCTACTTTGGACAGAAAAGCGAAAACCAAAGCCAAGGAAGCAACTTCAGCCAGAGCCAAGGCGGGGGACAAAGCACATCCATGAGCGCAGGCGGAACAAACGACAAGCAAATCATGGACTATCTCAACAAATACTACCAGTGGCAAGGCGGACAAAACGCTTTCCAAAGTAAAACAAACCGTCAAAACATGCTCATGCAGATGGGCTACAACACGTTGTCAGCAATCCAACAGGGCATTTATAACCACATCGAAAATAATGCCGCAATGCAGTACAACAGCGCCGAAGCACTGGCAAACAGACAGTTCCAAGAACGTATGAGCAATACAGCATACCAAAGAGCAGTAGAAGATATGCGAAAAGCCGGACTAAACCCGATTTTAGCATACGCACAGGGCGGCGCAAGCACACCGGGAGGTTCAGGCGCAACAATCACAGGCGCAAGCATGGGAATGCCAGCATCAAGCGCGCTGGGAGTATCTGCGCTAAGCGGCAACGTGCCAAACAGTTATTTCAGCCGAAGTGAAAGTAAGTCGCAGTGGTACCAGCTGGCAGAAGCCGTGGGAAGTCAAATGAGCACGGGCTATAGCAGTCCGGTACAGCTAACAGAAGATCTACTCAAAACCTATAAACAGATGGAAAATACAGAAAAAACCGTACCGTTTAAAGCGGGCGGAGGAAACTTCCATACAGGCGGAGGAAGAAAAAAATGAGTTGTTACAAGCCACTAATTAGGCTGTACAACCCGAACAACAAGGAAGTGAGCGGGCGGGTATATTCACTCGCCCGCTTTTCTCAGTTAAGCGGAAAACAGCTAAAATATGAAGATTTAATGTATAATCCGAAAGTTATGTTGATACCATGCGGGCAGTGCATCGGATGCAGAATCAGACAGCGAGAGGACTGGACAACACGCATCGAGCTAGAAGCACGAGATTATCCGAAAGAGAAAGTCTGGTTTATCACGCTGACTTATGACGATGACCATGTACCGGGCATGATAGTAAAAACAGGTGAAATCATGCGAAAGGTGCAATACACGTGGAAGCCGGGAGAGAAGCGCCCAGAAAGCGTCCAAATTCTACTGTATGAAGATATTCAAAAATTCTTAAAGCGTCTCAGAAAGGCTTACAGGGGCAAATTACGCTATTTTATAGCGGGTGAATACGGAGAGCAAACAGCAAGGCCACACTATCACATGATACTATATGGTTGGGAACCGACAGACCTAAAAAATCTATACAAGATACACCACAACGGATACTATACCAGCGAATGGTTAGCAAGCCTATGGGGCATGGGTCAGATACAGATAGCACAGGCAGTTCCAGAAACCTATAGATATGTTGCAGGATACGTTACAAAAAAAATGTACGAGATAGACGGAAAGAAAGCCAATGCGTACTACGAGTTAGGGCAAACAAAACCTTTCGCCTGCATGAGCTTAAAGCCGGGCCTCGGCGATCACTACTATCAAGAACACAAAGCAGAAATCTGGCGGCAAGGGTACATTCAATGCACCAACGGAAAACAAGCGCAGATTCCAAGATACTATGAAAAGCAGATGGAAGCAGAAAACCCGGAAAGGCTATGGAGAATCAAACAGAACAGACAAAAAAACGCAATGGAGCAGAAGAGACTACAGTTAGAAGGTCAAGATTACAAGACAGTCTTAGAAACCAAAGAACGTGTCACCAAAAAACAAACGAAAAAGCGTGGTATTTTATAATCGGTGTCACCTAGCCCAGTACCTATCAAGTAAGGTACTGGGCATTATTATTCTAATCGCGCACACACGTACACGCGAAAAGTACACGCGCACGCGTGCGCACGTATTATAATATAACTTGTTGTAGTCGTAGTAGTAGAGTATGTGGAAAAGTTGAAAACCACTATTTTATAACGATAAAACGTAAGAAAACAGCTGAAAAGAATGTTGAAAGATTTGTTGAAAACTTGTTGAATTGTTGAAACACTCTATTGTGCTAAAGTTTAACAATGTTGAAATGTTGAAAACTATGTGGAAAATGTTGAAAACGCCTGCCGCGGGCACCCGACTTGAACGTCAAAAGTTTTTTTCAAAAACCCTTGACTTATCAAGCCGGGCATGATAAAAAAAAACTAGAGGTGGTAAAAATGAGTACAGAAATCTTAAACCAGACAAACAACGACCGATTAACGCAACACTTCAAAGCAGAAGAGTTTAGATGCAAAGACAAAACAAAAGAATTTTTGTGGGCACCTGAGCTACTCGCAGTCTTGGAAACAATCAGAAACCACTTTGACGCACCAGTGATCATCAACAGCGGATACCGTACGCCGAACTGGAACAGCAAGGTCGGCGGAACGCCAAACTCCTACCACTGCAAAGGGATGGCGGCAGATATCGTAGTAAAAGGACACAGCAATCAAGAAGTCGCAAAATACGCAGATAGCATCATGGAGCAAGGCGGCGTAATCAGATACGCAAATTTCGTGCACGTGGATGTGCGTGAAGAGAGATACAGAAAGGGGGTGTAAAAATGGCACTGATTAAAGTCAAAGACCTGAAGGAAGCAATCCAGATGATTAAAAAAGTTCTAGAGAAGCTCGACGAGATTTACCACATCCTAAAGGAAAAGGAGTAAAACCAGAATGACCAGACTGTACAAAGCAAGAGACCGACCCTGACAAAAACAGAAATTAACTTATTTATTCAAATATAGAAAGCGAGAAATAACTAATGCGCAAAACATGGAACGTACGAGACCAGACCGAAGAAGATCTCAGGCTAGAAGCCGAAAGGCTATACAAGCAGATAGAAGCTGGATACAAAATGATAAAAAAAGTATCTAACTCAGAAGACGCAAAAAAAATCATTGACCAAATCTGGACTATGAAGAAATGGGCCAACAACATCGAGCTAGAACTACTCAGAAGGGAGTACACACATGAAGCACAGACAGAGGATGCCGGCACGCACTGACAAGCGGATGTTCAACGTCACGGCACGCAAGACAAAGAGTATCAACCTCAGCCAGAAACCCATGCGGGGCGGCATCAGACTGTAAAGGAGAAAAACATGAAACACGGATACTATGGCATCTACGACAGCGTAGCAAAGTACTACTGCTACATCGGAGAAAGCAAGAGCGATAAAACCTTTGAACGAATGTGCAATATCATGGCAAAGGACGAGAAAACGTTCCTGGGCCAGTCACCCGAAGACTACAAGGGCTACCATATCGCAGACTTCGACGATGAAACGGGCAGATTCGACAGCGTAGAGCCGGAAAAAGTATGGG